AGTCTTATAATGAAAAAATTCAAACCTACAGTAAACAAAACTGGTTAAATGCTATTGCTGAAAGAATTAATAAGAATGGTTTAGATTTAACTTCAGATATAGATATAGATACCATTGCAGGTGAGTGGTATGAAGAAAAAGTTGCAAGCGCTGTTACTGCGTTTAAACCTTTTGTTAATCAATTTCAAGCTGAGTCTGATTCAAATTTAACAAATTTATCTGATACTTTAATGGCAAGTTCAGATTTTCAAAGGTTATTAGAAACAAAAGGGTTTGAAGGTTTTGCAAATGATACTACTAAACAAAAAGCTTTAGCAGAAAGAATGATTAAAGATTTAGGTTTAGAAAGTTCAGATTACACTGATGAAAGAAATAAATTAATGGACACTATTAATTCTAACATCCAAGACTTTGTATTACCTTTAATTGAAACATATACGCCTTTAGGATTAATTGAAAAAGGTGATAGTAAAGAAGCACAACAGAATTTCTTTACGGATAGCATTGAAAAATTAGCAGGGATGCCAATGACTAAGCAAATTTACAATACAATATTAAATGAAGATGCTAAAGCAAATTTAGCTAAAGCATTTAACATTAATTCTTTGCAATTAGATGATTTAATAAACGAATATTTAAAATAAATAAAAAGGAAAAATAATGGCATTAGATTTAGGAATCACTTTTAACGAAGAAGGAATAACAGAAGAAAGAGATGCTCTTCAAATCGGTCAAGATGAAAGAAATAGAAATAGAAGAAACAGACTTGATAGAATTAAGTATGATAAAATGGAAAAAGCAGAGCGTCAAACACTTGCTTTAGAAAAATTACAATCAGATGAATTTGAAACACTATTAAAAAGATACTACACAGGTGGTGTCAGCGATATGAATGGTGGTAAAAAAATTAATGACTATTCTAAAACTGAAATTATAGAAAAGTTTTACCAAGATAGACTTTGGAGTGAATACAACACTGTAGGTATTGTTAATGATGTTGGACAAGTTCTAGCAAGAGATGACCAATACAAAGGTGATTGGGCTGAAATAACACAGTTATACGCTGATTTACCTTATTTTGGTGGTCAAACAATTGGTTTTGTTAAGTGGGCTAAAGATTTTGTACCCGCTTTAATTGCTGACCCTATTAACTTATTTACTTTAGGAACAGGAAAAATCGTAGCTAGAGAAGCTGGTAAAGTTGCTATTAGTGCTTTAAGCAAACAAGAATTTCAAAAACTTGCTGTTAAACAATCAGTAAAAGAAATAGCATTAAAAGAAGCGGCTTATGGTGCAACAATTGCAACAGGTTCAGACTTAGCTAGACAAACTGCTGAAATAGATTCTGGTTTAATGACTGAATACAATTTAACTAGAACTTTAATTACAGGTGCAACTGGTGGTGTCGCTCAAGGTACAATCGGTGGTGCTATGAGTGTATGGTCAACTAAAGGCAAAGCAGGTAAATTCTATGACAAAGGTGATGGATTTCTGTCTGATTTTGATAGAGACTTTGGTGCGGCTGGTAGTAAATCAGATGTAACTTATTCAGGCAAAGATGGTAAATCTAAAAAATTCAAACCGGAAAAACCTTCCACAAAAACCCCCACAAAAGTAACAGATAGAAAAAGTGAAGTTCCTACAATTGAATTAAAAGTAAATGAAATAAAAAGAAAAACTCCTTTTATTAATCTTAATAAAATTAATGCTGATACACCTCACAATATAGTTATTAGAGAAATTAAAGATAGTATTAGAAAATTAGTAAAAAATAAAGAATTAAGAACAACACAAAGAGTTGGTTTGTTTAATCAAATTAAAAGCAGAGCGGCAAGATTATTAGGTAAAGAAAATGCTGAAAAATTAAATGAAGAGTTAGTAACAATAGCAAAAATTTCACCTGACTTAGCACCCACAATTTATGCAGGTCGTATTAACATTTTAAACAAAAGTCTTGAAGTTTCTGAAATAAGAAAACTAGCAGATAACGCTGTAGATATGGATGAAAAAGTGGTTGTTACAAATAAATTGTTAGAAGCAATGGCTGAAAAATCAACACTTATTAAAAATCATGTAAGAACTGTTGAAGGTGTATCTGATGCTTTAAACCAACAAAAAATAATTGCTGAGATGACAGATGCAGATAAATTAAGAATGGAAACAGATATTTTATTAGCACAAGAACTTCCTTTATTATTATCTAAAATTAAAAAACTTAAACCTGCTGAAAGAATTAAAGCAGTAAATGACATTGCTGATATTAGTGCAAATGATTACAAAATGAGAGAAAAGTAATTAAAAACATTAATAGAAAAACTAAAGATAAAACTGTTAGTTTCTTTGAAGCATATAATGAATTTACTACAGCTAATTTACTAGGTGACCCTACAACACATGAAATAAACATTTTATCGGCGGCGGCTAGATTTCAAGCTAGTATTTTAGAGCAATTCTATGGTGGTTTAATTTCATTTAAAAATGGAAAAGGAACACAAGGATTTAATCAATTACAAATGGCAGGTGATTTATTAGTTTCTCAAATGAGATTCTTTCAAATTGCTTTTAAAAAAGCTAGGTTATCTTGGAAAGCTAATAGAAGTATTGGTGATACTATTGAACATAGATTTGATGGTAGACAGCAAAGAAACATGGAAACATACTTTGACCAATTAGCAAATTCAGACAATATAGCAAAACAAGTAGCGGCTAAAGTAGCTTCACCTATTGGTAAACTTTCATTTCTTACTTTAAGATTACTAGGTGCAGGTGATACTTTAATGAAAAACATTTTTCAAAGAAGTGCTAGAGTTGCTGTTGTTAACCAAAGAATAAGAGCTTTCTATCCTGAGTTATGGAAAAACAGGAAAATGATAAATAAAACAGGAATTGTAAAAATAGAAGATAATATTAGAAATGTAAAAGAAAACATTAGATTTGAAAAAGCGGCTGATGTAGTTAATGAAAAAAAGTTAACTAAATTAAATAAACAATTAACTGATTTAGAAAAACAAAAAGTAGAACAAACTCCATTTGAAAAAAAATGGCAAGAACTATATTATCAGTATGAAGATGAATTTGGTAATTTTAGACAAACAAAAACTTTTAATAGTATTGAAGCATCTACTTTAGATGATTTAACAAAGTCAGTATCTAATGACCCTACTTTTGTGTCACAAGTTAATTCATTTACACAAAAATTAAAAAGTGACATGTTGGAAAAGAATCAATTTTATCCTGACCAAAAACAAAGTAAAGCAAACTTAGGTGATTTTTTATTAAAACTAGTAAACAAAGCACCTTTAATAAGAGTATTAACAAGTCTTCACTTTGTAAAAACTCCTGTTAGTTTATTTAAATATGGATGGCAAGCGACACCATTACTTAATAAATTAAATATGGAATTTAGAGCTATGGAAAGTGCGTCAGACCCAATTGTTAGAAACAAAGCAAGTGCAATAAAAGCAGTAGGTCTTACAGCTTATGGACTAGCAACTACAATGCAATTAAATGGTAAACTTACTGGACACAATGAAAAAGATAGAAACCATAGATATTCATATGTATGGTACAATGACAAAGGTGAAAAACAATTTACTAACCTAGCAAGATTTTTCCCTTTATCTATACCTTTTATGGTTGTTGCTTCTATTGGAGATGCACTAGAACAAGGCGCAGATATGCTTAATGACCCTTTACACAGTGCGGAAAACCAAAGGTATCAAGATTTCTTGACACACATGGGTGGTTCAGCTTTCTCTTTGTGGTCTAATATTTTTGCAAGTAATTTAATGACTCAAGATTTCTTTAAGTTAACTGAGATATTTTCAGAAACAGAAGCTACTAATGAAGAAGGTGCAAAGAATATTTCTAAATTAGAACAATATTTTGGTAGGTTTCAATCAAAAAATGTTCCTTTAGCAACTAGTTGGAGATGGACTAATAAGGTATTTGGTGATGCAGAAGCAGAACTTGTGACTATGTTAGACCATGTTAAAAGCTCTACACCTTTTGAATTATCTAAAATAATTAATGAAAAGTATTTAGATGGTAAAGCACCTGCGTTAAACTATGGTGATGCTTTGTCTCCTAAGTCTGACCCATTGGGAAATACATATATAAAACCAAAAGGTTTACTATTAGGAAATGCACAAGATATGTTTCCTGTAAGAACTCACTGGAGTAATGCTATGGTAGATAGTAATGGTAACAAAATTACACTATCAAATGAAGCTAAAACTAAGCTAGAAAACTCAAATATACTATGGGAAAGACCTCAACATACTATTCAAATTGGAACTAAAGTGCCTTTAAATATGAAGGAATTACAAATGATTAGTATGACATTACCTGAAAATGAAAAAGGTAAAAAAGTATACCCAGAGGGTACAACTATGTATGAAGTTTTAAGACAAATTAAACAAACTTACAAAATAGCTGGAAGAACAATTAATGAAAAATTCCAATATGAGCTAGAAAATCCTAATTCTGACTTTAATAAACTATATGCTACTAATCAATTTATAGGTGGCAAGTATGTAGGTGACACTTATTTACTAAGTATTATTAGAGAATATGAAAGAGAATCAAGAGAATGGATTAAAGAATATGGTCTATTTGAAATGGATAAAAAGGTCGCAACTGCTAATAGTCTTAAAAAATCAGCAGAAACAATCCTTGAAACTTTAACAACAAGCAATTAACACAAAGTACCCCTTTTAGAAGAGATTAAAAATTATGGCAAATTCATTTGTAAGATATACCGGAAACGGTTCAAACAGAGCTTACGCTATCAATTTTAGTTACAGAAGCACAGATGACCTATCTACATTAGTAGCTGGTAGTGCTGTTACTGCTTATGTACTAGATTCAGCAGGCACTACTCTTACTTTTGATGTAGCACCGGCAAATGGTGCGGCTATTGAAATAAGGCGTACAACAAGTCAAACAGCCAAATTAGTTGACTATGTTTCAGGTGCAGTCTTAACTGAAAACGATTTAGACACAGATTCAGACCAAGCTTTCTATATGTCTCAAGAAGCTATTGATAAAGCTGGAGATGTAATTGTATTAGACCCAGCAGATTTTCAATGGGATGGACAATCAAAAAGATTAAAAAATATAGCTACACCTGTAGATAACACAGATGCAGTAAATAAAGCATTTATATCAACAAATTTACCAAACATTACAACAGTATCAGGCATAAGTGCAGACGTTACAACGGTTGCAGGTATTTCAGCAGATGTAACTTCAGTTGCAAATGATGCTACAGATATAGGTTTAGTTGCTACTAACATAGGTTCAGTTAATACAGTTGCCGCAGATATTACAAAAGTAATTGCTGTAGCTAACGATT